CATCTTCATGCTGGTGCGGGCCTGGATCGCCTGCGCGCGTTGCTGCTTGTCGGCGGCGGGATTGATCGGATCGATCGCACAGAATGCCTGCTTCTCGGCCATGCGCCGGCGCAGGAATGGTCCGAGGCTCTTGGTGATGGCGCCGCCCTCGGCCCACCAGAACATCGGCTTATATTTCTTCATCAGCACGATCATGCTTTCGACCGCCTGATGCGAATCCAGCCGGTCCCAGACCATGTCCGGCATGATCCAAATGTTGTCCTTCTCGTCGACGCCGACGATCATCAGGCAGGTCTTGTCGGCAGACTTGGCTACCGACACCGCGTGGTCCGATGCCCCATAGAATCTAAGGGTATGAAACGCCGGGACGTCATCCATTTTATTGTAGGTGACCAGGTCGCTATCCTTGAAGAAGGCCCCATCCTTAGGCCCTGGACGACCCTGATACAGCGCAGCAAATCCACGCGGATCGGTGGCACGGATGTCCTCCAGATACTGCTTGGTGAACCGCTCCGGCCACAACGCCTCGCCGGGTTTGCGGCCGAGCACGTCGTTGTCTTCAGCTAGCGCCGGCAGATCAATCTTGCGCCAGGCTTTGGCTTCTTCGACGTTGTAGTACGGATTAAGCGGGTCGATAAGCCGGCCAACGAGATCGTCTTCGGTCCACCGAGTTTGGACGATGACGATAGTGCCAGTCGAATCCATGAGGCGAGTTCGGAGGACTTGATTGTACCATTGCCACAGCTTCTCTCGAACGATGACTGAGTCAGCTTCAGTTCGATCCTTAATAGGGTCATCCAATAAGATGCAGTGACCACCGCGGCCGGTGATCGAGGAGCCGCGTCCCACACTGAAGACCACGCCATCGCGCGTTGTCTGAACCCTGTTGACGGCATTGGCTCCGACCTTGATCTCTACTTCGGGGAAGACTTGCTTGTATTCGGGGGTTTCCATGATGTCTCGGACACGTCGGCCGAGATCCCATGAATAATGCTCGTTGTAAGTAGCAACAATAATAGAGCGGTCAGGATGCCGACCGACATACCAAGCAGGAAACATCGCGCTGGCGAGCGTAGTCTTGCCAAATCTCGGGCCAACATTGATCATCAGCCTGCGGTAGTCGCCACGCTCGACCTCTTCCAGCGAGCGGCCGATCATGCGGTGGAACGGTTGTGGCTTGTACAGCGACTGCCCGACGTCGTCATCGTAGTTGGGGTCGGGCATCATCAATTCTGTAAACGCTATCAAATCATCGCGGGCGATGAGGATTGCGCGTTTACGCTTCAGCAGTTTCCGTTGGACGTCCTTTTCAGAGTCCGTCATCGGTATGCTTGTACTTCGCCGGCGGCACGTCCGGCATCTTCTTGATCGACGCCTTCGGCTTAGAGCTGATCGTGCTCGGCTCGACCGGGGTCGGCTGCGGTCCCTTCACTGGCGAGGTGTGATGGGTGAAGTTGTCCTGGGTCTTCGACACCGGCGGCGGCTTGGCCACCGGCGGCGCCTTGATGTTCACGGTCTTACCGAATTTATTGGCCATGGAGTTCCCCTAGGTTGAAAATCCGAAAAAATTTTTGGGCTAGGTCGCGTCGTCTTCGTCATCCTGCATCAGCACGCCGACGCCGTTGACGGTGATCTGCAGGTCGACGCCGTCCGGCACGGTCAGTGCGATTTCGATCCGCGGCACCAGCGGCCGGATCAAAGCCGGGTCCGGCGGAAACACATCTTGCTCTGGCTTGGCCATTTTATCTCCTGACTGTGCAGCGTTCCATCTGGATAAGGTTTCGCGCCAGTTGTCGGCAGGCGGTTTCGGCATTGATCGCATCTATTTCATATCGACTATAGAACGGCGGTCGTTCGGTCACGGTGGTCACGATACAGCCGGATAACAGGACAGCAAGCATGGCCAGGACGACGATCATCTAGAGCCTCATTGGTGTCACCACACCCAACAGGCCGGCAATGATGTAGACGATGATCAACACCACGATGACGGTGATCAGCACTGACACCACAGTGCGAAACTGCGGCGGCATTGGCACCATGGGCAACAGGGCTTGCACGGCCCACAGGATGACACCGAGCACCACCAGCAACAGGACGATCGAGATCAACGTACCGATCATGCTAGCCCCCTAGCGTCGGCGCGGAATCACCTTCTGGCCAACGAATTGCGGCTCGATCATATACTTTGTTTCGTCGATGGTAATGGGGCTGCCGGCGCTGATCGGCGTGCCAGGCGGCACCACCTCTGGCGTTACCGGAGCCGGCGGCGGGTGCGTGGTGTCGTAGGCGGTCTTGGTGTCGATCGCACGATTGATCGCTTCAGCGGTCGCCACCTTCTCATTGAACACGTTGACGGGGCCGGTTGGCTCCAGCTCCCCGCCAACGCGCAGCTGTGGGTTTTTAGGCCACTCGGTCACTTGTTCTTGCGCTCCGGGTCTTCCTCCACCGGCGGATTTGGCGCCTGCGGGTTGTCCGGCGGCTGGCCCATCGGGTCGATGCCGGCATGCTCTTTCTTGGCAAGCTCGATCGGATCGGAAGTCTGGTCGGGCGTGGCAGGGTTCTGCGGTTGATCGCCAGCAGTCCGCCGTGCCGTCTCAGGGTGTTTTTGTGCAGTGCGGCGCTCGTTGTCGCCGTCGTTGTCGTCGTCTTCGTTCGACTTCCTGGACATCTTGGACTTCCTCTTTTTACGGGGGCTGGCCGGCTTCTTTCGCGCAGTCACCTTGCGCTTACGCGCAACAACCGGGCGCTTTCGCTTGGCCTTCTTCATAACATCGCATCCTTCTTATCGTTGCAGACTCATTTCATCCTTTCGACGATCGGCTGGCAAGACTTGGCCAGCTCGGCAATTAAGCTGTCACGTCGCTCGGATGCATTCGAGATATGGTAAAGCGTAAAGAAAACCACACCGAGACAGACCACGTTGATGATGACGAGCGGCAGCGCCAGCGGTCCGCCAGCTGCCAACCCCTTGGCAACTTCAGCCGCGGCCTTGCCGGTGTACTCGATCACTTTTTCTTCCTAGCTTCCAACGCCTTGACGCGCTTCTCTAGAGCATCGAGCCGCTCGTCCGGTGACTTCGGCGCCGGCGGCATCGGCGGCGGATCCGACAGCGTGCCGGTCTTAGGGTCGTAGGTCTTGCCGCCGAAATCCTTCTGCGGGTCGTCGCCTTCGTAGCCGACGATCTCGATCACCCGCTGATTGATCGAGTGGACCGCGGTTGGATCGTAGGTGGCGGCGCCGACGATACTCCGATTGAAGTGCGGGTGATGGTAAATATTGCAGACCACGCTGCCCGGCTTGAAGTTCGGCTCCGGCGGCGGGTCTTCAACCAACTGCTCGCCGGTGGTGGGGTGATAGGTCGGCGGCTTGGCCGGCTGCATCAGCAGGAAGTTGGGCCGCACGTAATCATACCAATCGACACTATCGGCCTCGCGCCGGGCATAGATGGCGCCGTGCGGCGCGCCGGCCTGCGGTTTGACCGGCTGGTACCGGATCCATATGCCGTGGTCGATGATTTCCATGGTCATGCCACTTCCGATGCGTAGTAGCCGCTGGCGGTTTTGACCTGCAGTACGCGGTAACGCGCGGTGATATAGGAGCCGCCTGGATAGCCGCTCGGCACGGCGCCGCTGTTTCCGGTGTTGCAGGCGGTCGCGCCAAACGGTTCAGTCAATCCCTCGTCGCTGCTGTGGACGTAATCGCCGACATAGACCAGCCGGGTCTGAGTGACCGGCTCGCCTTCGCGGGTGGTCAGCAGCCGATAGTACACACCCTGGCCGTGCGACCAGCCGCCCATGTAGAACTGGCCATCGGTCGACATGCCGAAGTTGGCGCCGAAATAGCCGGCGCAGTGGAACGCGATCGTCGGATAAGGCGGCCCCTGGACCTGGACGCTGGACGGCGTGGCCGAGGCAAAATTGACGCCGTTGTTGTAGAGCGTGTGGTTGCCCGGATAGGAGAAACTGGATCCGGCGTTGGCGACCAGCTGACCGCCGAAGAC